AAAAGAAGAAGGTGAAAGAATCTACTACGCTACCACTACAAAAATGGCAAAAAAGAAATACTAAAATGAAAGAATCATCATACGCCGGAAGAGAATCCAGAGACGATATTAAAAAAGATCCTAAATACCTTAGACTCACTCCTGATGCTAAGAAATCTGCAGATAAAGAATTAGAAAAAGGCGGAATGGTTGATCTTGGAGAAGAGTTATTAGAAGAGATGGAATTTTTTCCTGTAGCTGTAGAAGTGCCTTCTGAACTACCTAACGCAGAAGAATTATTAGTTAATTTAAAAAACGAAGCTGATGATTTAGTAAATAGTTCCTATATTGACGTTGAAGGAAATACTATTATAGTGACGTTTATGAGAAAATCTGATGCAGAAAATTATAAAGAATTTGCTAGAAGTTTAGGTATACCAGAAGAGTATGTAGAAGAGCCTGAATCCGCTCAAGACACTCAAATAGAAGATGAACTATATGAGGTAGTAATGGATTCTAACGGCAATGAATTATTCATTAACGACACAATAAAAGTCGGAAATAAAAAGTTTAAAATAGCTGAAAATAATGAAGGTACAGCTTCACTCTTCACTCTTTCCGGAAAAGAAATAATCCCTATCTCGGACTCAAGAGCACATACACTATTAAAGCATTCTGTGAAAGAAGCACAAGTAGTAACCGATTATCAAAAACGTAGAGAGGCAGAAGCAGATTATAAAACTGCTAAAAAAGATGTTCCTCCTAAATCTTTTAAAGAACCTAAAAACGATTATTTTGCTCGTAGAAGAAAAGAACTAGGAGAAGATTTAGATATCGGTCACGAAGATGATGAACCAGAAATGCTGAAATCTTATGTGTATGAAATCTTAGATTACGCTACGAAGTTATATAAGCAGCTTAGCGTATATGATAAGATGAGAGTAGAAGTAGACTTCCCTAACTGGTGGCAAGCTAAGGTAATTAAAGCAAGAGATTATATTTCAGCTGCTCAACACTACCTTGAAGCTGAGGAGAAAAAACCAGAATTAGATACTCTCATGTTTGCAGACGAAAAAGATATAGATGAGTCAAAACAAATTAATGAACGTGGCGGAGATTTAGAGGATATTATTGATGACATTAGAGCACATGGTGAAGAATCAGGAGACGTACAAGGTACTGCAGCCGAGTATATCTTTTATATAGCTAATGCTTTTGATATTAACCTTAACGATATTAAAGATTACCTTTTTGAAGAAGAAGGTCCTGGAGAACTTAACAAGATCTACGATGTAATCTTAAAATACGTTAAAGACCCAGATGAAGCCATGGTAGAGCTAGATAATTTTATAAGTGGCGGAAAAGATGGCCTTTCTGATGAACTTTACGCAAATTTAAGCAGAGATCCAGAATTCGTACTTGCTCTAAAAAGTTACTTAAAAGAAGTTGAGGAAGGATTTTATGATTCAAGTGGATTAAGTAAGAGAGAGTTTAAAAGAAAGGAAATGGAAGATGAGCTCGGTCACGAAACAAACGATATAGGTATCTTCATAAACAACAAACTCTGGAAAAGGCTTGTAATCGATCCTGGAATGGGATATACTGAAGAATATCAGAGAAGACAAGCAGCTAAAATTAAAAATAGTATAGAGTTTGGTGCTCAAAGAAAAGGATGGAAAGTTCCTAAAGTAGATATATCCCTAATAGGTTCAATAGATGAATAGAAAACAACTAAGAAATATAATCGAAGAAGCTCTTATTGAAGTTTTAAGAGAACAAGACACAGTCCTTCAAACAGGTACTCAAGAGGTATTGAGCAAGTTTCCTACACTTAAGAGAAATATAGTAAACCTCCTAACCTCACAGTATGAGGATTTTGTAAAAGAGATACATTGGGTGGCTCCAAAACCTACTACTTTTAAAGTTATTTTAAAAAACGATCAAGTATTCTTTTTAAAATGGTTAGGTAAAGGATTTGAAGCTCAAATAGGAGGTAAGCGATACTACCTACCTACTCTCTCAGACTTTCAACAAGCATTAGATAAGTTAGGAGAGTTAATGAAATACGCTGAACCTCCTAAGCAAGAAGAACCAGCAGACATAGAAGAACCTTCTTTTGAATCAGAACCCGAAACAGGAGATCTAGGTACAGAACCGGAGGCCGGAGGAGGAGAAGAAGTAGAATTTGAAGAACCAGGCGAAGAACCAGAAGTTTAAATTTTAAATTATATGAGACTATCTAGAATATTAAGAGAAATGTTAACCGAGGAATCTCTAGAAGAGACTAACTTAGAGTTAAAAAAACACCTTGAACAAGCTATAGATGTAGCTCGAAAATCCTATGAATTAGCCAACCAATTTCCAGACCAAGCTAATCCAACCTTCGGACAAGAAGTAGCCGGGATGTTAAAAGGTATTTACAATGCTTTAAGCACCGGTAAGAGTGATGATGATTCATATGCTGATGAGATTTTTAAATAAAAATGAAAGTTAAAGAAAGAATACTTTATATTGTATTAATAGTAGCCTTATTAGGGTTTGTAGGGTATTCTTTCTATGTAGATGAAGGATATGAAGAAGAGTATTATGACAAGATTCGAGAGCTGCAAAAACAAGCCGACTCTCTTAAATCAGTAAATACTCTTTTAGACACACAGATAGGACAGTTTAATAATAAGATAAACAATCTTAACACTCAATTAACAGATCAAAACTCTAAAATAAAACAACTACGTGAAGATGCTGAAAGCAGGATTACTAGTGTCGATACTCTCGGTAATAACGACATCGTCCGTTTTTTCACAGAACGATACAACTCGAGTTCATATATCAGTTCCGATAGCACGACTAGTAATTAAGGATTTAATAAAGGGAGATGCTGCTGTACAAGAGATTAACTTGCTTGAAGCAAAAGTAAATCTTTTAGAAGAAAAAACTGCAGCTCAGGATAGTGTGATTGCTTTACAAAAGCAACAACTAGACAATTTAACTCAGGTCCTAGAGAATAAAGACGGACAAATGAAAGTTCAACAAGAACTTGTAGTTAGAGTACAGAAAGATTTAAAAATAACAAGAGCTAAGAATACAGTACTTAAAGCATCTAATGGGATAGCTATAGTAGGTATTGTAGTTTCTCTTATACTCTAAAGTACAATATTTATAACAAAATAACACTTAATTATAGTTTTAATGGCAAAAAAAGCTTCTTTCGGATCTGATAATAAACTAAAAGTAAGACCTAAAGTTTCTAGACCCGGCGTTGTTGCTAAAACAAAAAATTCTAAAATAAAGAACTCACGTAATTATAAAAAACCCTATAGAGGACAAGGTAGATAATATGGAATTTATTAAGAAAAAAGACGAAGGAAACCAAGTAGTAATGGTTAAAAAAGACTACTTTCTACAAGGGCTTGTAAAAGAGAATTTTAGAAACAGGCTGTGGATAACAACAATTACTTTGTTAACTTTCTTATTTATAATGATCGGTATCTCCTACGCACTCTTACAAGGAACCGAACTAGCACAAGAGTGGAAAGAAATTCTTCTCTTAGTTTTAGGAGCTTTCATCGGATCTTACAATAGAGTTATTGACTTCTGGTTTAACTCTACTGAAAGAGATAAGGAGCTTATAGCTAGAGCTGATCACGAAGACGATGAACCAGGAGCTTCCTTTGAAGAACATTACGATGTCGTCACCGGAGGTAATACACAGGTATATAAAAGCGGAAACGAAGAATAAAAACCCGCATAGAAGACATTAAAATGAGCTTATCAGACTTCAGTCTTCTAAGAACTTACGATGATATTAGAGAATTCTTTAAAGACAATAAAGATGCTTTAGAGTATCTCAAGGAATACGAAGGATTAGACAATCTTTTAGGATCAGGCGAATACGGTAAAGTTTGGAAAATAAAAGGAAAAGAGCTTACCCTTAAGGTAACCTCTGATCCTGATGAAATAAGAGTTGCTAAGAAACTAACTGGTAAAAATTTAAAAACTTTTTTAAAAATATACGCCTCAATAGAAGTGAATAAGTTACAGTTGAGAATACAAGAAATGTGTTATCCTGTTGAAAGAAACATATCTTCTAGATTTGGTACATTTTTTGATTTAGTTATACAATCGGGTGCCTCGAATATAGATCAAGCGATTGAATTTATAAAATCTAAAAAAGATTTAACTGATGACACCTTTAAGGATATACAAAAAGAAGCGGTTACTTTTATTTTTAATGTTATTGAAGATGCTAAAAAACTAGGGTTATCTGAAGAAGAGATATCTGAGTTAGATGTACATGGAGGTAATATTATGCAAACTAAACAAGGTGATTTAAAATTAGTTGATTTTTAAAGTTATTTAAGCTAAATTAGTATTGGTATGCTTTAAGTTAGTAAACTTAGTTATTTTAGATCCTAAATTTTTAGGAAGCTATGTATATGTATGAGCCAAGCAGAAATTAAAAAAGTTATAGCACAAGAATATGTGAAGTGTATGCAAGACCCTGCATACTTCATGAAGAAATACTGCTATATACAACATCCTAATAGAGGTAGAATACATTTTCACCTATACGTATTTCAAGAAAAAGTACTCCATTTATTTCGGGATAACCAAAACATTATCGTACTTAAATCCAGACAACTAGGATTATCTACTCTTGCAGCAGCCTATTCCTTATGGTTGATGATTTTTCATAAGGATAAAAACATACTTGCTCTTGCTACTACTCAAGCTACTGCTAGAAACTTGGTAACAAAAGTACAGTTTATGTACGAAAACTTACCTAAGTGGTTAAGAATAAAATCAGTTGAAAATAACAGACTTAGCTTAAGATTATCAAACGGATCTAGAATTAAAGCAGCATCCTCTAATTCTGACTCAGCTCGATCCGAAGCAGTTTCTCTTTTAGTTATAGACGAAGCAGCTTTTATAGATAATATCGAGGAAACCTTTGCTTCTGCACAACAGACCCTCGCTACCGGAGGACAGGCTCTAGTACTATCTACCCCGAACGGTGTCGGAAACTGGTTCCACAGAACTTGGCAAAAAGCAGAAACTAAAGAAAATACATTTTTACCTATTAGACTACCTTGGACAGTACATCCTGAAAGGAATCAAGGATGGAGGGAACAACAAGATGCAGACCTAGGTCCAAGAATGGCAGCTCAAGAATGTGACTGTGATTTTCTTTCTTCCGGGGATACCGTTTTCTTACCAGAAGATTTACTCTTTTACGAAACGACCGGTATAGTAGAACCATTAGAGAGAAGAGGAGTAGACGGTAATTTATGGATTTGGGAATCTGCTGATTATACTAAAGATTATATGGTAGTAGCGGACGTTGCTAGAGGAGATTCTTCTGACTATTCTGCCTTTCATATTTTCGATATCGAACAAGCAACACAAGTAGCTGAATACAAAGGCAAGCTCTCCCCTAAAGATTTTGGAAACGTACTTGTAGGTATAGCTTCTGAGTATAACGATGCTTTACTTGTAGTAGAGAATGCAAATATAGGATGGGCTACTATAGAACAAATCTTACAAAGAGAATATAGAAATTTATACTACTCTTCTAGATCGGATATGGATACTGTAGAATCCTACATGAGTAAATTTGAAAACGATAGACTAGTCCCTGGATTTACTCAATCTGCTAAAACTAGACCATTAGTTATAGCTAAGATGATGGAATACGTAAGAGATAGGTCTGTTACAATTAATTCTAAAAGATTGTTAGAAGAAATGAGAGTTTTTGTATGGAAGAATGGAAAAGCACAAGCACAGACAGGTTATAATGATGATCTTATAATGTCTTTTGGAATGGCACTTTACGTAAGGGACACAGCCTTAAGACTAAGACAACAAGGAATGGATTTAGCTAGAGCACAACTATCTTCTATATCTAGTTTAAATCAAAGAAATCCTAAAGTAATTACAAATAATAGCACTTCAAATAATCCATACGAGATAAATACTCCTTTTGGAAAACAAGATGTTTCCTGGCTTCTCAAATAAACCTATTTATATAAAAATTTCACTCAATGGCAAACACCTCCCTTTTTAGTAGACTACAGAGACTTTTCTCTTCAGATATAGTTGTTCGCAACGTAGGTGGTGACCAGCTTAAGGTTGCTGATGTAAATCAAATACAGACTACTGGTAAGTATCAAACTAATGCTCTATTAGATAGATTTTCCCGTCTTTATATCTACAATAATAAAAATATTTTTAATCCGAATCTTAACTATCAGACTTTAAGAATACAACTTTATTCTGATTACGAGGCTATGGATACAGATGCAATTATAGCGTCTGCATTAGATATCTTAGCAGATGAAGCTACTTTAAAAAACGATCAAGGCGAAGTACTATCAGTTAAATCATCAGATGAAAATATACAGAGAGTTCTTTATAACCTTTTTTATGACGTACTAAATATAGAATTTAACCTTTGGTCTTGGGTTAGAAATATGTGTAAGTACGGAGACTTCTTTTTAAAATTAGAAATTTCTGAAAAATTTGGAGTATATAACGTACTTCCTTATACAGTTTACCACATGTCTCGATACGAAGGTATAGATCCTGAAGAGCCTGCTAAAGTAACCTTTCAAATAGACCCCGACGGACTAGCATCTTCTAGTGATCCTAATTACATACCTAAGTCCAATAAAAAAGTTATTCAATTAGATAATTACGAAGTAGCTCACTTTAGACTTATCTCTGATACCAATTACCTACCTTACGGTAGATCTTATGTAGAACCTGCTCGTAAAATTTACAAGCAACTTACACTTATGGAAGATGCGATGTTAATTCATCGTATAATGAGAGCTCCAGAAAAAAGAATGTTCTACATAAATGTTGGAAACATACCTCCTGCTGAGGTAGAACAGTTCATGCAGAAGACTATTAATGAAATTAAGAAAACCCCTTATGTAGATCAAAGTACAGGGCAGTACAATCTTCGCTTCAATATGCAAAACATGATGGAAGATTTTTACTTACCTGTCCGAGGTAATGATACATCTACGCGTATAGAAACTACCAAAGGTTTAGAATACGACGGAACAAACGACGTAAATTATCTAAGAGATAAGCTATTTGCTGCATTAAAAATACCTAAAGCCTACTTTGGATACGAAGGAGACCTACAAGGTAAAGCAACTCTTGCAGCAGAAGACATAAGATTTGCTAGAACCGTAGAGCGCATTCAAAGAATAATAGAATCAGAGCTTACTAAGATTGCTCTCGTGCACCTCTATGCCCAAGGATTCCAAGGAGAGTCTTTAACTAACTTTGAAATTACTCTTACTACACCGTCCATTATATACGAACAAGAAAAGATCGCTCTTCTTAAAGAGAAAATGGATCTAGCCAGTACCATGGTTGATTCTAAACTTTTCCCTTCTGATTACGTTTATGACGAAATATTCTCATTATCTGAGGACAGGTTTAATGAACTTAGAGATCTGGTTAGAGAGGATGCCAAACGTTCATTTAGAATTACTCAGTTAGAAAACGAAGGAAACGACCCAGCCGTTTCAGGAATTTCTTACGGAACACCACACGATTTAGCATCTCTGTACGGTAGAAGAAGTGTTGATTCTCCAAAAGTACCAACAGGATATGGGGAAGAAAATCCTGAAGGTCGTCCTAGGGAAAGAGCTTCAATTATAGGTACACAAGAAGATCCTTTAGGAGGTAGAGACCGATTAGGAAAGCTTGATATGAAAGGGGGCTATCCTAGTGATAATAATAATGT